GGACTGATTGGGTAAGAATATATGTCATATCTAGGCATTTACGAAGAAGATGCGACAGTCGAGTTTTTCTGGAACACTAACGACGGGTCAGGCGAGTCGGTTACGCGATCTACCGACGGGACCGTCTTTGTCCAGAAGCACGGGGCACTGGCATCGTCTAGCACGACCGCTGCTGCTGTCACCAAGGCAAACCCTGGCGTTGTCACAGATACCGACCACGGGCTCTCTAACGGTGACGAAGTCCTGTTCTGGAATATGTCTGAAATGACCGAGTTGAACCAGACGATCCAGACTGTTGCCAACGTCACGGCCGATACATATAGCATCAACAACACAAGCGGCTACGGTGCGGCAGAAACGACCGGCGGTGGGTGGGTGCAGGTAAATACCGCCGATGTGACCGACACAGAAGACGCATACGGCATAACCGGCAGGCATCTTTGCTCTATCGACGCCTCCGCCGATGATTACTTTGAGGTAGACAAGAGATACGATGTAAGCATCCTGTTATCCACTATCGACAGCCAGGAGGTCAGTGGCACACTACGCGATTTCTCCATCCAGAACGTGGTTGATGCCAATGTCACGCAGTGGCTTGGGGAAGCCGTTACTGCTACAAGCAACGTGCCGGATGTGAATACAAAAACGATAACCGATGGAATCATCGTCGCCGCAACACTTGGCGCAGATTGCATTACCGCCGCGAAGATCGCCGACGACGCTATCGGAGTTGACCAAGTCAAGAGTGACGCCCTTTCCGGTCTCGACACTTCAGACCCGGCTGGCGTTGCCTCAAGCTGGTCTGCAAGGCAAGACCAGATATGGCGATACATTTTCAAGAGGTCTACGCTAACCGCAACACATCTCAAGACTTACGCGGACAACGACACTTCCGTGAATACAACGCAGTTAGTTTCTGACGATGGGACTACTCAAATAAAGGGCTCTGCATCGTGAGATTATTCGCTCTACTGGATGGCGTGTCAAATAACAGGTTCGACCGGGCGATGTGGCTTACGCCGCCGTTCGACCTGTTTTATGGCCCGACGCAATCGGTTTCCGTGTCCGGCGATGCGGCTACCGACATTCGGATTAGCAGTACGATCACTGACGGCATCAGGTTGAGTAGCACAATTGGCTCTGAGATGCGTATCGACTCGACAGTTGCCAAAGGAGGATAAACATATGCCGTGGTGGATTGATAGTGATAACTTGGTTACTGCAACTGGCGTAATTGACCAGCTGACCAGTACATACATAAACGATGCTACGATTTCCTGTCAGTTGACTGACGAAGACGTGGCGAACGTTGGCAGTTCCTTTAGCCTTTCGTATATTGCCGCGACGGACGGGAACTATAACGGGACGTTGCCGAACGCAACGGCGGCAAATCTGGTTGGCGGGAAGCCGTATACGCTCACCATCACGATCACTAAAGACACATCGAAGTCCGTTATAGAGATATTGCAGAACGCCTCTTATAAGCAGGTATGAAAGAAGGTCGAAGCAATATGAATAAGCTGATCGCGGCGGCGGTAGTGGCCTTGATTCTCATCGGCCTAATGCTTTGTGGCTGTGCAGGCAGGCAGGGTACGCCCGTGTCGACCGTCATCGTATTCGGGGAAGACGGCAACGCTGTCCTGGTGCCCGGTGCGAACACTCCGGCCCCAACAGACTCCATAACGTGGGAACCTACTGGTGCCGTATACTCCGTCAACACGGGGATGGGCATCCCCTGGGGCGACATTGTGCCTATCGCCGCCGTCTTTGCCCTAGCCGCAGTAGGCGCGGGCATATGGTTCAAGAGCAAGAACCTCGCCTTCTTCATCGCATCAATTGGCGTGGCATCAATCCTCGGCATCGTCGCATGGGAGTTGAAGTGGTATATCCTCGGTGCATGCGCACTCGGTGGAATATGCTGGGCGTTGCCCAGTTTCGTTGGCACGGCAAGGCTAGGCCTCTCAAAGAGAACAGAATTGCCTAATCCCCCATCACTGAAAGAACCGGAGAACGAAGGCAATGGACTTTAGGGGTTGGACGGCTATTGCAGGCATTTGCGTTGGTGCAATGACAATGTTCGGGTGCACCTGCCGCCGGAACGGGAAGCGCGATCAGTCGATTAAGGAGTTGCAGAGTGACCGTGACGTTATTTACAACAAACTTGACGCCCTTGGCAGAGACACCAACAAGATCAAGACTGACGTGTCGTATATTCGCGGCCAACTAGACGGAGAACGCCTAAGTTGAAAATGTCAATCGACAGGGCGGCGGTCGCAGACCCGATAGGCCCGGTGGACCGCAATGAGTTGGCCGAAGCTGCTCCCATTAAAAAGTATCGACGCACGAAGAAGATGAATAAGTTCATGAGCATCTATCTCACTGTGGGCGAACACTACATGGATCCGTACTGGGCGGCAGAGCAGGCGGGTTATGACAGGACAAAGCCGAACCAGTCGGGGGCGGAACTGATGCAGATGGTCCCGATCAAGGAAATGCTTGCCGAGTACATGGCGTCTCGGGGCGCGTCCCCCCAAAGGGTTATCGACCGATTGTGCGATATCGCGTTCCGTCCCGCCGATGTTGATGATATTGACATTAAGGGTACAGACATTTTGACGGCCCTCAAGACCATTGCTGGCTATGTTGGGCTTACCACAAGGAAATTGTCAAAAGCAAACGCTCAAACAGTTGTTGGCGTCAATGTCAGTTGCGCCAGCGAGAAGAGTGCAAGCACCGATCTGATGCACCAGCAAATGGCGGACGAGGCTAATAGGCCGCAAATCCCCGGTGCGTCCTCGCCCCAGGTCATAGTTGAAGTAGATGCAGTGGAGAAGCCATAGTGGCCCGTAAGGCAAACAAAAACCTCGACTGGCTGGAGTGGATGACAACCCGGCTCCAGATCATCAATATGAAGGGCGAACGCATAAGGTTTGTCCCGAATAAGAACCAGATCAGGCTATATTCTGCGATAGAGAGGCAACGGCAGGCTAGTATTCCGGCGAAGGTAATCATATTGAAGGGCCGGAAGTCGGGGATTTCTACGGCTGTTGGTGCAAAGTTCTATACAGAGGTCCAGAACAGGCCGAACCGCAGTTCGTTTGTGTGCGCTCATGAGGCAAGCTCTTCGAGCGTCCTATTCAGAATGGTGAAACTGTTTGACGAAAACCTTCCCGATGGCGAGAAGAAGGAACATGACTACAGCTCTGCCAAGGAAATCGTATGGTCAGGGCCGCACTATTCGTCATACCGAGTGCAGACGGCGGGGCAGGAACAGCTAAGGCGTGGCGATACGCTCTTTTATATTCATGTGTCCGAACTTGCGTTTTATCCCAACGCCTCGTCTACCATGACTGCTCTGATGAACGCACTGGTAAAACCGGATAGTTCTGCTGGGTCCAACGACTCTATCGTAATAATTGAATCGACGGCCAACGGTATTGGCGGCGAGTTCTATGAGCGGTGGCAGAGGGCTTGCGAGAGGATAAAAAGCGACCCCGACGACCTCAATGGGTTCATCCCAATATTCATATCGTGGCTCGATGACGCCCAGAACCAGATGGCGGTGCCCGCCGGTTACGACTGGGATATAATCGACAGCGAAATTGCAGAGGACGAACCAACATTGCTCGACCTGTGTGTTTCTATGGGGTTTTCTTCCGAAGAGTCAAAGCGCTACCTGTATTTCAGGCGTTACGCGATACTGGAGCTAATGGCCGGCGACGTGAACAGGTTCAGACAGGAATATCCGTCTACTCCCGACGAAGCGTTCCTGATGAGCGGGCGGCCTGCTATCCCTAGGTCGGTGATTACATATCACGAATCCAGCATATGCCCCGGAGAGCGGGCAAGGCTTGAGATGGACCCTGCGGGGGATCAAGGCGAGGTCATAGCAACCTATGGCGACGAGTATCAGAATGCCTTCTGGGAAGTCTGGGAGCGTCCAGAGCCGGGCAAGGACTATGTGGTGTTCGGCGATGTGTCCGAAGGAAGGCTTTCAGACCCAATGAACCCGCGTAGCTCCCCCGATAGGCATGTCGGCGGAGTCCTTGAGCGGACTGACCTGAAACTCGTTGCACTGCTCCTGAGCCCGAGGACGTTTGGCGGGATGCCGCTTGACCCAGACCTGTTTGGGAAGGAACTTGTAAAGGCCGCTTGGTATTACAACGAGGCGTGGGCCTCACCTGAAATGAACGCTGTTGGGATGGCTGCGCTTGGTGCGTTCCGTGGATACGGCAAGACATATCTACGAGAACATAGCCCAGACCATACAGGCCCGCTTCCGCTGTCTCAATATGGGTGGAGAACAGATACATCAAACCGCGACCTGATGATAGACGAGTGCATCGCCCATTGTCGGCCTAACGCTAACGGTGCGTTCGAGAACAAGGTGAAGGTGTATTCCGCCGACCTGATAGACGAAGAAAAGACGTTTATGACAGACAAGGCTGGGAAGCGACAGCATCGGCCCGGCTGCCACGATGATATATGGATGACGTTGTGTGGGCTGATTCAACTGCACTTGCGTTGCCCCCGCGAGAGGACGACCGCGTTCCCCGGGCTTTTATCAAAGAATAGACGTAAGCGTGGATCACGGACAGGCTGGAAGTATGCGGGCGGCATTGACCCCGGTATTGGCAGGCTGTATCCCCGAAGTGGCGGACTTTGCACTAAATAGCACATTGCCGGAGAACACAGATGGCCAAAATGACAAGTACGCAAATAGACGCTCTCAATTCTACGATAGATGCGAAGGTTCTGGCCTCTCGCGCCAGAATGGACGTGTGGCGTCCGATGTACGAGAGCGGTATCGACTACATGTACAATAACCAGACCGAACACCTCGACATCAAGGAAGGGTTCGACCGGATTCAGAGCAATATGCTCTATCCGATAGCGATGCAGGAGATGGCCCTGTTGATGCAGCGGCATCCGGCGATAGTTGCACTGCCCCTTACCGACGAAGAGGAGGATAGCGCCGCCGCCTCTGTGTGGAATGACCGGCTACGCTGGGAGTTTCAGAAGAATCTCAAAATCCCGGAGTGGATGACAAGAGCGCGGCTCGATGGCAAGACCGCAGGGTTCTGGATCGGCAAGGTGTATTGGGACCCGCGTTCACGATGGGACACCAAGCAGAAGAAGTGGATTGGTAAGGTCAAGATGTCCCTTATTAAGCCAACCTACTTTGGCGTTGACCCGGACACCGAAAGCATTGAAGGAGCAGAATACGTCTACACGGAACGCCAGATAGCGACCGAAAAGGCAATAATGCAATGGCCGAAGCATAAGGAGGCGATACAAGCCGCTGCGGTCAAGGAGTTTGAGAAAACGCAGTTTGGTAGTCAGGGCTATACGTCTGCCGCTAGCACGCGGATGGCACTTGACGGAAGCCAGGTTAATGGCGAACCCGGCCCCGGCGTGGGCGGCGACTATGACGAAGCGTTCTTGGCGAACTTCGTTCGGGGCGAAAACGGGAAGCAGTATACTGGGAAATCAGAAAACGACGAAGCCGGAGATTCTAAGCCGACGTATGTCACTATAACAGAAATATTTATCAAGGACAGGGAAGAGGTCGGCAAAGAAGAGACTGCACCAATGTCGATAGAGGAATTGACTGGCGCTGGCATTATCGAGCTTCGCAATTCCGAGCCGAAGGCGGACGGAGAGGCAGAGGGTATCGAACTCGGGGAAGCGTGGTACTTCGTTGGGACAAACGAACTGCTGACAAAGGATAACTGGCCTGAGAAAACCTTAGTGCCCAAAGACGCACCGCTATACCCCAACGGCCGGTTCGTTCTCCGCATCGGTAAGGCCATTCTTAACGACGATGTGAACGATCAGATATGGCCGTACAAGTATTGGCCTTACGTGATCGGGATGCACAACCCATTGCCCCATATCTGGCAGGGCCTTAACGGCGTCGAGATGTCGAGAGGGCTACAGGATTTCAGGAATCTTGGGCTAACACACGTCTTGAACCACGTCCAGCACTTCGATGACCCGATGTGGTTAGCCGAAGAGGGGGCGATAGCGGGCGGGCCTGAAAGTGAAGACGGCGAGTTCATCGAAACAACATTAGGCTCAAGGCCCGGCAAGATTGTGATGGTTAAGGCGGGCAAGATAGACAAGGTGCAGGCGGTAAAACCACCGGCTCTCGGCGAGGGCGCACCTGCGGCGATAAGGCTTGCCGCCGAGGACATACGAGATACTACCGGCGTTCAGGAGGTATTGTCCGGTAAGGCCAGTGGCGGCCGCATCACGGCAACGGAAATCTTGAAGCTGGAGACGAATACGAAGTTGCGCGTAGGGCTCCAGTCGTTCTATGAAGATGTGTTCCTCGTAGAGATCGGGAAAAGGATACTGGAGTTGAACCAGGCTAACCTGGTTGTTGGCGACATGATCCCCGGCCTCTCAGAAGAGCAAAAGCCCGTGTTCCACGAGTTAAATGCTCGCGGCGTATCGTCTGAGTTTGACCTGAACATACAAGTGACATCAGAACTCCCCTATGATAAAGAACGGGAAAAGCTAGAGGCCGACAAGGTTTACGCGACCGTTGGGTTGCCATACCTGAAAGAATGGCTTGAAGCTCATGACGTCCCGAACGTAGACGAGGTACTATCAGAAATGCCAGACTGGATTGCGTATCAGCAGTTCAGGGCGGCCCAGGACGCCGCACAGGCGGCAGAAGAACAGGCACAGCCAACACAGGCAACCGCCGTGGGCTAGTGGCCGTAAGATCAGCTAGAGAAGGAGGAAATGGCGATGGCAAAGGAAGGGACAATAAGGACGCTCGACGATAGCGCCCCTATCACCAGAATAATGGTTTTGGGCAATGTCAATAGCCATTATGTTGTCGGTGAGAAGGTTCGAGACCTACTTTCTACCACTGGCGGTGGCAAGGAGATTAAGTACATCCAGAAAACAGGACAAGCGGAGTATAAAATCACGTATGGCGACGAGACTTATGACGTTTTCTCAAATGTCCCGCTAATGGCTAGATTCAATGCCACGCGCACCACGAAATGCACAAGGTGTGGGACAGCGATAGCCTCAGAGGCAGTCATTCAACACGACGGAAGTCCGTACTGCCATGACTGCATCTCGGCTGTTCGCAAAAAGAAAGAGTGAAAATGTATTGACATGATACAATTTGTTGTGCAACAATGTAAGAAGATGCACCCCGTTCGTTACGGGTAGCCAATGATAACGCCAATAGGACATGTGCCGAAAGGATAATCGTTGGCCGCGTAGTTCTGTCGCGCTAACCGGGACAAGAGCCCGGAAAACAAGAGCAGGAGTCGGCAAATGGCAAGTGATACAGAAGGTGTGGACGCAGTGGACGTTGCAGAAACCGGTGAAGCCGGTGAGGCTGGTGAGTTTAGCGGGTCAGGGCTGACGGCAGCGATGCTGGACGCATATCCCGAGCCCGGTACGGTCGCAGAGGCCAAGCCAGAAGGGGCTACCACTGTAGGCGAGACCAAAGAGACGGTCGTAGCGGCGAAAGAGGTCGTTGAGACAAACGCAGAGGTTACCACGGTTGAGGAACCGTGGGACACCAAGAGGCAGGCGTCTGACCAAGCGGCCGCTACTCTGCGAAAGCAGAACGAAGAGCTACAGACGCAACTTGCGGCGGCTAAAACCGCCAGTCCCACTACCACTACCGGGCCGGAGATTGACCCGGACAGGGAGATGGACGAGATTGCGACGGAACTGTCCGAAATGGATAAGGAAATCGCAAAGCTCGACGATCTTTCCGACGCCAGTGAGATGCAGGGGCTGTTGACAAAGCAGAATGCACTGCAAGTTCGGCATGTCAACGCACAGAGAGCGTTTGCAGCCCGGGTCTCTGCCGAGAGCCAGGTTAGGGTTGAGACAAACAACAAGGCGGCATATAGCCAGATTATCAACGAAATCTGTGGCGAGGTTGGCGAGAGTCACAGGAACGGTATTCTGGGCGATATGAGCAAGTTGTGGGCCGATCGCGGATATGGCCCCGGAAACTTCCCGAACCCCGACCAAGTTCGCGACGCGGCTTTTTCTATCGGCCGCAGATTGGCAATAGATGCGGGTGCAACTGCACCGGCGGTCACTCGGAGTCCGAAACCTTCTGTCACGCTAGATGCCGGTACGGGTGGCGATGACGCCACAACTTCATTCTCTGGTTGCGAAAGTATGGAAGAGGCCGTAGCTTCAATGAAAGCGGCAAGACGCGGTACATAACTATCTGGTCCGAAGGGCGGGGGCGATTATGCTCCCAAGGCTCCTGTTGCTGCCTTTGCTTGCACTAGGGGTCGTCGTCATTTCTCCTCGGACCACTAATTGGAAGGAGATTCACATGGCGACACTACCCGCATCAACCAATGCGAACATCAGGGCAACTACCCGACCGCTCTGGGACAGAACGGTGCAACATGAGGTAATGCGCGGCATACCGCTGTACAATGCGTTCCTTATGAAGAACAGAGTCACTTTCGACGGCGGCACTGTTCTCAAAAAGACGGTTGACCGCGACGAGATGGATGACCTTGCCCAGAGTTATACGGCTGGTACCCCGCTAAGGGGCGGGCGCAAGACCACTCTCGACGTTCCGTATTTCGATCTAAAAAAGATCAACATGCCGATCTCGTATGATGTTGATGAGTTCTTGCAGAACCGTGGCGGTCCTGATACAGAGATTATCAACTTCTCCCAATATCTCGTGGGGAAGGCCCAGCGTGGTATGAAGCTCAAGTTATACAGGGCCATGTACGAAACAATTGGCGCCACACCCACGTCGTCCACAGATGACGGCATAGAGGTCCAGGGTATCCGCCAAGCCCTTACGCACGACGCCCAGTACGGCCACCTGACGCGCACCATCGGTAGCGAGATCAAGACGTGGTGGCAGGGAGCCTCCCTTGATGAGACTTACACCGACCAGGGCACGGCAAACTCGGCGAGTATCGACACATTCCGGAAGGCCGTCAACGCGGTGTCAATTTACATGCAGAAGACGAACGACTACATCTGCGTTGTTGGCCCGGCAATCCACCTGACACTGAAAACCTGGGTTGAAGCGAAGCAGGGTTACAGGGCTCCCGATGGCCCGTCGGTGAAGTTTGGGTTTAACAGCTTCATGCTTGACGGCGTCGAGGTCATTAACGATCCGTTCCTTCGCAACAGCAACATCACGAACAGCCACAAGTGGTTCTTCCTCCTGAACATGTCTACGTGGGAGTTCCGCATCAATCCCGAACGGGCGCTTGTGATGACTCCGTTTAAGTGGCAGGGCGACAAGGTCAACGGCTTCGACGAGTGGCTTGCCCGTATTCTGTTTGCCGGTAACCTCGTCTGTTGGGCACCGAACGCAAACATTTACCTGAGCAACGTAACCGCTTAGGGTATTACTGGACCAGTAGAAGGAGGTAAATAGTGATGGCAGATAGTACGATTGACAGCGAGCTGTTCAATCTCACGAACAACTGGGGCTCTCCAGGCCCTAACGAACCCAACCTGCTTGACGGGATTACCGGAGAATCGCACCACAATGTGGCAGCCCCGTTTTTCCCGGTCGGCACCGTTGTGCAGCGCTGCAACAGGGATGGCATTGCTGGCAAGCCGGGCCTGAGCGAGTTCGTTTACCTGCAAGTCGGCACACAAAACCCCGACGTGGCTATCGCGGCCAAGTCGGTTGTCGTGCAGGACTCGGCAACGGTCTGGTATCAGGTCACGAACGACCCTGACGACCTCATCAAGTTGCCTACAGGACTCGCGGCAATCGCACTCAGCGCGATGACCGACGCCTATTACGGGTTCTTCTGGTGTGGTGGCGTATGTCCAGAGGCTGAGGTTTCTGGTATGGGCGGTAACTACGCCACGGACGACAATGTAGCGGCGGGCCCGATCACGGCTCACGATCTGGACGCCGACGCAATCGGCCTTGGCCCATCGTCCGATGCGACAGGCTCGCTGAACGAAGGTACGTTCGGCTGGGCAGTCGCCGCCGACGCATAAGTTAATTGGCATCAGGGGTGCCATATCACGGTGCCCCTAACATGCCTTGCCTGGAGGTAAATCATGGCAGATAGTACGATTGACAGCGAACTGTTTGTTTTGCAAGAACAATGGCCCGGCGAGTCTCGCCAGCTTGGCGTAGGCCAAGCTCCGGCAGGCGGGTTTACCGGCTCCGCCCACCACAACGTTGCCGCTGCCGTCTTTGGCGTTGGCGAAAAGGTGTCAATCTTTAACCATGGCGGCGATGACGGGGCTGGCCTTTCTGGACGGTCTGACTTCATCTACTTACAGGTCGGAACGCAGAACGCCGACGCCGAGATCGCCGTAAAGTCGATTGTCGCCCCTGACAGTGCCACGCTCTGGTACCAGGTGTCTAACGACCCCGACACAGTCGTTGTGGCTGACGGCAGTATGCTTGCCGCCGTTGCGATTTCGCCGATGACCAATTCGTACTGGGGCTGGTTCTGGTGCGGCGGTGTATGCCCCGAGAACTTTGTTTCTGGCCTTGGCGGCAACTACCTCACAGAAGGTACTGTCGTCGCTGGCCAGATTTGCACTAACGACCTGACCGCCGACGCGATAGGGTTTGGCCCTGTTGCCGGCGATACGGAGATTGCAATTGGGATGGCCTACGCTTCTGATGCCGCATAGGCCAACGCCCTTGAATAAGGAGATTGCAAATGGCAGATAGCACACTTGACAGCGAACTGTTGATTCTAAAGGACAACTGGCCGGGCGCGGCGGGTGAAGTGAAGTCGGCATGTGGCATACCTACCGGCGGGTTCACGGGCAGTACACACCACAATGTCGCCACGCCCAAGTACGCCCCCGGCGAGAAGATCACTGTATGGAATGATAGTGGCGATGCTGGCAAGCCCGGTATGTCCACATTCATTTATCTTTTCCTCGAAACCACGGCTGGCCCTGCACTTGCGGCGAAGCAGTTCGTGGTGCCGGGCAGCGCAACGCTCTGGTATTCGGTTTCCAACGACCCAGACGCGGACTCGCTTGTCGTAGAGGGGTCGCTGCTGGCCGCTGTTGGCCTAAGCGCTATGACAAACGCCAGATGGGGCTGGTTCTGGTGCGGTGGCGTATGCCCGGAAGGCCATGTCTCGGCGCTTGGCGGCAACTATGGCACAGAAGACAACGTAGCCGCTGGTGCAGTTTGTACCAACGATCTGACTGCCGACTCTATCGGCCTTGGCCCCTGTGCGGCTGACACAGAAAAGGCCATCGGCTTCGCGTTAGCGGCAGACGCCTAATCTAACGGCTGATAAGAAAGGAGCCATACAATGGCGATTGTTGGAGATGTGCTAAGGACGCAGTTCCACGGAGGCCCGCGCGTTACGCTTGGCCGTTCGGACGCTTCTGGCGGAACAGAGGCAGTCATTACGGGGTTCAGGAAGGTATTGTACATTATTTGCTCATACTCTGAAGACCCTGGCGACGTCCAGCCGGTGTACGGCGTAGACAGTTCTCAGACGGTTACGTTTACCGCTACAGCCGATAAGCAGTTCGACTTTATGATAGTCGGACTCGGCTAGGCGTATTGCATGACGCTTTCTCGCGGGTCGGCCTTGGTATTTCCCTCCCGATGCCGAGGCTGACCCTTTTTATAGGAGTCGTGCAATGCGTCCCCTTACGGTCGATACTTTATGTGACGAGGTTGAGACCTATACCAATGAGCCGGAAGGCACTGGTATAGACCATGTCCGCGCCGGATATGACAGGGTGCTGACAGGCGTACACCCGAGTTCCAACCCGCCGTATGTCCACGCGTGGAGCTTTCTAAGGCCGTATAGCGAGATAACCATATCCGCCGAGCAGACTGGAACTGCTACCGGCGTCTATGACTCGTCCACCTATACGGTGATTACCTCCACTGAACCAATATTCGACCCTAGTAATGTCGGCGACACGATCACAGTGACCGACACGGGTTCCTTCGAGATCGTCACGTATACGTCACGATCAGTCGTGTCGATTGCGGGTGATAACGCTTTCGCTGCGAAGGCCGTGTCATTCCAGAACCCGGGGAGATACGATCTGCCAGACGACTGGGGCGGCATCGCCGCTCCCTTCAAGTACACCTATGAGTCCGACGAGGTCAGGCCGCAAATCCATCCCGTGGGTCCCGAAGACATCCTTGCATTGCGGCGAGACAGTAACAGGACCTACGAGCCCAGATATGCGGCGATAGTCCCCAGCACGGCGGACAGTACCGGCATCCAGAAATGGAAGCTGTGGGTGTTCCCCCGCCCGCTGACGACAAGGCTATGGTCGTACCGCTATCTGGTTCTCCCTGACGACGTGACGGACACTAAATCCTACTTCCTCGGCTCGCCAAACGTTGACCAGGCTATCAGGTACGCCGCTCTGGCCGACGCGGAGGCGAAGACAGGGCAGAAGCCGGGCTACTATGAAAACCTTTTCACTCGGACGATGGCGGCTAGAATTGACGCGGACAGACGCCAACAGCCTAGACGGCCCCTATCCACTGCCAGCCCGAACCGCAGGAACCGTTCATTTGGCTGGAGGTACTAGAACGTGACCATCCCAACCGGACTGCACGAACACCATACGAAGCGGCGGCAACAGATAACGTCTGGCCGTTGGGGCATAGGGATGATGCATTGGCGAGTCATAGACGATCCGAGGAAGCTGTCTGATGTAGTGATGCGCGGCGAGATGAGTGCTGGTACGTCAATGCCTATCAAGTGGCTCTGGGATGAGAGCAGGGACGTTACCGCCCCCGGGTACCCAAGGCTACAGGGCGGCGCGCGTAGGATCACCGTCGCTGGCGGGCTGGATATGCTGGAGTTCCAGTTCCTTGAGATCACGTCTGCCGAAACACCTATAGGCGGCTATAGCGAAAGCGAACGGTCTATTCGATACAGGCAGTACAATATAATCTATGACATCTGGGGCGTTGCAACATCAGCTACGAGCGCTGGTATCCCTGTTGTCGGGGACTATCTTGACTCCCCCGTATGGGACGTAGACTTCGGAACCTATACCGTAGGAACCAAGGT